GAAGAGGCCCGAGAGCTGTTGCAGATTACACAGGTGCTGGAAGAGCGGGAGTATTCCCAAAAGTGCCGTGATGATTTGATTGAGTTCTGCAAGGCGATGCAGGACGGGTATAAGGTCGGTGCGCACCATCGGCATTTGGCTGGCCTGTTGATGGACTGCGAGAGTGGTGAAAAGGATCGCGTAACGGTGTCTATTGCCCCGCGGCATGGTAAAAGTCAAATGACTTCCATCTTTTTCGCGGCGTGGTTCTTGGGCCGAAACCCCAGTAAACAGGTGATGTTGGTGTCGCACACTGCAGACCTTGCGGTCGATTTCGGTAGAAAAGTGCGAAATTTGTTCGATACTCCTACATACCAGCAGATATTCCCCGGGGTGCAGCTCGCTGTTGATTCAAAAAGCGCAGGGCGATGGAACACTAATAAAGGAGGGGTGTTCTACGCCACAGGTGTGGGGTCGTCACTTGCCGGCCGCGGCGCCGACCTGCTGATCGTCGACGACCCGCACTCCGAGCAGGATATGCTGGCAGGTAACTTTGACTCACTGGAAACGGCGTACAAGTGGTTCTTGATTGGGGCCCGTACCCGCCTAATGCCGGGGGGGCGGTGTGTGGTGGTCGCCACCCGCTGGCATAAGTCAGACCTGATCGGGCGACTGATTGCCGACATGGCGAAGGATGAAGGGGTTGACCAGTACCATGTCGTGGAGTTCCCGGCCATCCTCAATGAGAACACTGATGACGAGAAAGCCCTGTGGCCGGAGTTTTTTGACCTCGAAGCGCTGCGCCGCACCCGCGCAACAATGCCTGCGTACCAGTGGAATGCCCAGTATCAGCAGAACCCGACGGGCGATAGCAGCTCTATCTGTAAGCGGGAGTGGTGGAAACAGTGGGAAAACGAGACCCCGCCCAAGTGCGAGTACATAATACAGGCCATTGACGCTGCCGCGGAGCTGAATAACCGCTCGGACTTCACATCAATAACGACGTGGGGAGTGTTTATTAACGAGGACACGGGGCTGCACAATATCATCCTGCTCAACTCTGTGCGAGAACGCATGGAGTTCCCCGAGCTCAAAGAGAAGGTGCTGGAGCAGTACAAATACTGGGAGCCGGATAGCTGCCTCGTGGAGAAAAAGTCTAGTGGCACAGCGCTGTACCAAGAACTTAGACGTATGGGAGTGCCGGCCTCGGAGTACACTCCACACCGCGGGACAATAAATAACCCCAACAACAAGTATGCTAGACTTAACGCCGTGATCGATATGATACGCGAAGGGATGGTGTGGGTGCCCCAGACACGCTGGGCGGAGCAGTTGGTTGAAGAACTGGCAGAGTTCCCGTATGGTGACCACGACGATATGGTGGACACAACCATCATGAGCCTGACCAGATTCCGACAGGGCGGCTTCGTGCAACTGTCCAATGATTATAAAGACGAGCCGAGAATGTTCCGGCGACGAAACGGGTATTATTGAGGGCCACGAAAATGACATTGGTAAAACGGGTAAAGTTCGTATTTAGGCAGTACCTACGCTTGCTTCCTGCGATATGGCGTAGCTGGAGAGCCCCTGCGTATCCCCCTCCTACGAAAGAGGAATTGTTGGAGTTCACGCGCTCAGGGTTTGACGGCAAGCCGATTGACCTTACCCCGACGTGCACGGGGTTCCCGGGGCCTATTATTAAACGCAGGTTGGACGAGCGTAAGGGGTAAAAAATGGCGATTGAACGCAGCTTGTATGAAATGCCACAGGGCTTGCCGGCGCAAGAGCTTGAGATTGAGCTTGAGCTTGATTCCCCAGCGATGGGCCTCGTTGAGCTGGACGATGGTGGGGTTGAAATTACGTTTGGCGAAGTCGAAGAAGGCATCGAGACAGCGCCGTTTGACGCGAACCTCGTAGAATACCTAGAAGAAGGGGCTCTTTTAACACTCGCTAACGACCTCACCGGGTATGTGCAGGCCGACATTAACAGCCGAAAGGACTGGGCGGATACCTTTGTTAAGGGTCTTGAGGTGCTGGGGTTCAAGTATGACGAACGTACTGACCCGTGGGAAGGCGCATGCGGCGTGTATTCAACCGTGCTGGCAGAAGCTGCCATACGTTTCCAAGCGGAGGCCATGAGCGAGACGTTTCCAGCGGCGGGGCCTGTAAAAACCAAGATCATCGGGGAAGTTACGCAAGAAAAGGAAGATGCAGCTCTGCGCGTTAAAGCCGATATGAACTACGAGCTCACCGAGGTGATGATTGAGTACCGCCCCGAGCATGAGCGCATGCTCTACACGCTCGGTTTGGCCGGCTCTGCGTTCAAAAAAGTCTATTTTGACCCCAGTATTGGTCGCCAAGTAGCAATTTTCGTACCACCTGAAGACGTAATCGTGCCCTACGGTGCCTCTAATATAGAGAGCGCTGAGCGGGTAACGCATGTGATGCGTAAAACCAAGAACGAAATGGTGAAGCTTCAGGCTGCCGGGTTCTATGCCGACGTCTCGTTGGGCGATCCTGTGCCATATCACAGCGATATTGAGGAGAAAAAGGCGGAGGAAGGCGGCTATTCCCTGACGGACGACGACCGATACACCGTTTATGAAATACATGCCGATCTGGTCATCGAAGGTTTGGATACAGAAGATGACGATTCTGCTCAAATCGCCAAACCTTATGTGGTCACCATTGAGCGCGGCAACAACAGGGTGCTCGCAATCCGCCGAAATTGGAACCCGAATGATCCGTTGACGCTGAAAAGGCAACACTTCGTCCACTATGTGTACGTCCCGGGCTTCGGGTTCTATGGTTTGGGCCTTATCCATATTATCGGCGGATACGCGAAAGCCGGTACATCTTTGATTCGCCAACTGGTGGACGCGGGCACGCTGTCAAACCTGCCGGGCGGCCTGAAAACGCGGGGTTTGCGCATAAAAGGTGACGATACACCGATCCCCCCGGGCGAATTCCGCGACGTGGACGTCCCGAGCGGGTCAATCCGTGAAAATATTATGCCGCTGCCGTACAAAGAGCCGAGTCAGACCCTGCTCGCGCTGCTGAACCGGATCACCGAGGAAGGTCGACGTCTGGGGGCCATCTCGGATATGAACATCTCCGACATGAGTGCTAATGCTCCCGTCGGAACAACGTTGGCGCTGCTCGAACGCACGCTAAAACCCATGGCAGCGGTGCAGTCTCGCGTCCACTATACGATGAAGCAGGAGTTTAAGCTGCTCAAAGCGATAATCGCGGAGTACGCGCCGGACGAGTATACCTACATCCCTGACCGCGGGGAGCCCCGGGCGAAACGCACCGACTACGAAGTGGTCGATGTCATCCCGGTGAGCGATCCTAACTCCAGCACAATGGCCCAGCGCGTGGTGCAGTATCAGGCTGTGCTACAGATGTCACAGACCGCACCGCAGATTTATGACCTGCCGCAGCTTCATCGACAGATGATTGAAGTGTTGGGTATAAAGAACGCCGACAAGCTTGTGCCGGTTAAGGACGACATTAAGCCGACCGACCCGGTAAGCGAGAATATGAATGTGTTGGTCGGAAAACCAATCAAGGCGTTTATTTCCCAAGACCATGCCGCGCATATAGCCACGCACCAGTCTTTCATGCAAGACCCGCAGATTGCTGCATTTATTGGGCAGAACCCTGCCGCCCAGCAGATAACTGGTGCGTTGATGGCCCACATTGCAGAGCACATCGCGTTCTCCTACCGGCAGCAGGTCGAGAATGCACTGGGTGCCCCGTTGCCGGCGCCAAATGCTGAGCTCCCCGAAGAGATTGAAGTGAAGCTGGCCAGCATGATTGCAGAGGCGGCGCAGCAGAACACCCAGCAGAAACAGGCGCAAGCCGCTCAGCAAGCCGCCGCTCAACAGGCTCAAGACCCGATCATACAGATGCAGGTGAAAGAACTTGAGCTCAAGGCGGCTGACCAGCAGCGCAAATCCCAGAAGGATCAAGCTGATGCACAGATTGCTGCCGCTAGACTGGCGCTGGACGACAAGAAGGCGCAGAACACCGCGACTTTGGAGGCCGCTCGCATCGCAGCAATGACCGAGCAGGCCAATGCTCGTCAGGACTTGGACGAGGCGAGGGCCATCATCGACCTGACTAAACAAGATAAGAGGGAGTAATCGTGGCAAAAACCGTCTTTGACGTGCTCAATGAAAAACTCGTCTTGGCCATGAAGGACCAAGAAGTGTTTGTCACGTCCGGAGGGGCTAAAACCTTCGAGGCGTACAAAGAAGCGTGCGGTGTGATCCGGGGTCTAACCCGTGCGCAACAGGAAGTACAAGACCTTGCGAAAAACTTTATGGAAGACAGTGATGAATGATTTAACACCCGCAATGACCACGTTAGAAGCAAAGCGTAAAGCCGCTATCGCGGAGAAGGAAGCCGCTCAAAAAGCGATGGAGGAGTCAATTCCGAAGCCTACTGGCTACCACATTCTTATCGCTCTGCCCAATGTGGAAGAAACCTTTGGTGATTCCATGCTGTTGAAAGCGGAAAAGACGGTGCGAGAGGAGTACATTCTTTCCACTATCGGGCTTGTGCTCGATATGGGGGAACAAGCTTACAAAGATAAAGACCGGTTTACAGAAGGCCCGTGGTGCAAACCGGGGGACTATGTAATGTTCCGAGCAAACACAGGTACGAGGTTCAAGATCGGTACGCAAGAGTACCGACTTATGAACGATGATTCCATCCAAGCGCTTGTGCCCAATCCGAGAGCCATCTCTCGCGCATAAGGAGTAAAATATGACTATGCAACAAGTGGAGTTCGAATTCCCCGATCCCGATAAAAAGCAGCATCTCGTCGTGGAAGTGGAGCCGGAGAACGAGAAACCGGTAGAAATTGAGGTTGAGGGTGCGGTTGGCCGAGAGGTTATTGGTCAGAAAAAGAAGACGCTAAAGGAAGATGACGTAGAAGTTGAAGTCATCGACGACACGCCCACAGCGGATCGCAACCGAAAGCCTTCCGCCCCGCCAGAAGAGGTGACCGAGGAAGAACTGGAAAGCTATTCGGATAAGGTCAAGAAGCGTATCCAGCACTTTAGCAAGGGCTACCACGACGAGCGTCGTGCTAAAGAACAGGCACTCCGAGAGCGCGAGGAGCTTGAGCGCTACGCAAAAGTCCTTATCGACGAGAACCAAAAGCTCAAAGGTTCGGTGGATAAGGGCCACAACGCGCTGTTGGAATCTGCCAAAAAGCAGGTTCAGATCGAGCTGCAGGCCGCCAAGCAGAAGTACAAGGAAGCGTATGAGGCAGGTGATACGGACGCTATCATTGCAGCACAAGAGGGATTGAACAACGCTCAAATCCGCTTGGATCGGGTGAATAGCGTCAAGCCGAAAGCTGAGCACCCCGCTCCAGAGTCTTTACAACCGCCGCAAGTTACTGTACAACATCAACAAACTCCGCCTCCATCTCGGCAACCGGCAAGAGACGAAAAAGCGGAGGCTTGGAGAAACGATAATCCGTGGTTTGGCAGTGACGACGAAATGACAGCGGCGGCGCTTGGCTACCACAGCAAACTGGTTAAACAGGGGGTGAACCCCACATCGGATGAATACTACGAGAAAGTAAACTCTCGTATGCGGCAATTATTCCCAGAGAGTTTCGATGATGACATCGACGACGAACTGGAGCAGAGGAAAACAAAAAAGGCGCCAACTGTAGTGGCACCCGCTACGCGGAGCACCGGGCCTATCAAGGTCCAACTCAGCGAGACACAAGTTGCCCTCGCTAAACGAATGGGTGTATCCCTTTCAGATTACGCCAAACAGGTTGCGCTATTGAGGAGATCATAATGGCTGATAACAGACTAGACCGAGAGCTGGAAAAACGCGAACGCACGTCCCGTAAACAAGCGTGGCGCCGTCCTGAAGTATTACCCAATCCGAACCCGGAGCCCGGTTATACTTTTCATTGGGTTCGCGTGAGTACACGAGGACAAGCTGATGCCATCAACGTCTCTTCCAAGCTGCGTGAAGGTTGGGAACCAGTACGAGCAGCAGACCACCCCGAGATTTTCCTGAGCAGCATCGAAAACGAGCGGTTCAAGGACAACATCGTGATTGGCGGATTGCTGCTGTGTAAAGCGCCTGTTGAGCTGGTTAAGGAGCGTAATGAGTATTACGCCAATCAGAATCGCTCACAAATGGTCGCGGTGGATAACAACCTGATGCGCGAAAACGACCCGCGGATGCCTCTCTTCAACGAGAGAAAAACCACGGTTACTTTTGGTAAAGGTTAATTTAGGAGTTAATCATGGCTACAACTGCCGCACCGTACGGGCTTCGCCCCGTTAAGCGCGTGGATGGTATGCCCTACGCAGGGGCCTACTCCACGTTCCTGATTGACCCGGCTGGCTACAGCACCAACATTTTCTATGGAAGTGTTGTGTATGTTAACGCCAACGGTTACATCAACATCGTTACCGGTACCGGTGCCGATGCCACCACCAATGACTGGCCGACTGGAAGCACTAGCGCTACCGGAGCACTCGGCGTGTTTGTTGGCTGTAGCTACGTCAACGCCCAAGGCCAGCTAATCTTCAGCCAATACTACCCCTCCGGCACAACCGGTGTGGTACAGGCATTTGTTGTGGACGACCCCATGGTTCTGTTCTCCGCTCAGCTTGATGGCACTGCCACCCAAGCTGTTATTGGGGCGAACACGTTCTTTGCGGCCGCTCAGAGCACTTCCACCGGCAGCACCCGCACAGGCAATTCAACCAGCGCGCTCGACGCAACGGTTGTAACTGTGCCCGCTGCGCTGCGTATCGTGGCCTTTGTGTCTCCCGTGTCAGACGCCTACCCGGACGTTCTGGTAAAAATCAACCCCGGTTTCCACAGCATGTCTGTGAACACTGGCAAATAAGGAGTAGGCGAATATGGCTATTTCACGCGCCCAGCTACTGAAAGAACTCCTGCCGGGGCTTAACGCTCTGTTTGGCATGGAATACGCTCGCTACGGCGAAGAGCATACTGAGATTTTCGAAACCGAAAGCTCTGACCGCTCCTTCGAGGAAGAAACCAAGCTGTCCGGTTTTGGTGCCGCCCCCGTCAAAAACGAAGGCGCCGCCATTGCGTATGACAATGCGCAGGAAGCGTTCACCGCACGCTATACACACGAAACCATTGCAATGGGCTTCTCCATCACTGAAGAAGCTGTGGAAGACAACCTGTACGACAGTCTGTCTACCCGCTATACCAAAGCTCTGGCCCGTGCCATGGCGTATAGCAAGCAGGTTAAGGCTGCTGCCGTGCTGAACAATGCGTTCGCCGGCTCCGGCGTTACCTACGGCGACGGCAAGACGCTGTGTGCCACTGACCACCCGCTGGTTGGCGGCGGTACCAACAGCAACACTCCGGCTACTGCCGCTGACCTGAACGAGACTTCTCTGGAAGCCGCTGTTATTCAGATCGCTGCATGGACGGACGAACGTGGTCTGCTGATCGCAGCTCGACCCCGTAAGCTGGTTGTGCCTCCGTCGCAGCAGTTCGTAGCAACTCGTTTGCTCGAAACTGAACTGCGCGTAAGCACTGCGGATAACGACATCAACGCGCTGCGCTCTATGGGCAGCATCCCCGGTGGCTATGTTGTCAATAATTATTTGACCGACAGCAACGCATGGTTCCTGATGACGGACGTACCGAACGGCCTGAAGCACTTCGTTCGTACTCCGATGCAGACCTCCATGGATGCCGATTTTGATACCGGAAACGCCCGCTACAAGGCTCGTGAACGGTACAGCTTCGGCGTTTCTGATCCGCTTGGTATCTTCGGCTCTCCCGGGGCTTCCTAAGCAAATCAACGACTTACGTCGTTACGGAAGGGCCCTTCGGGGCCCTTTTTGTTTTTCTACTTTGGTGAATGTAAACAGTATTTTAAAATACTGTTTACATAGCGCAAATAATTATCTTTACAATATGGCGCCGTTTTGACACAATCCCCGCATGTTGAGTGAAAGGTAATTATTTGAATCATGGAAAACCTACCAAAAAGTCGCATGGAGGCAAGGTGTCTCGGAGAAAAACATTTCTACACCGGGCGCCCATGCAAACAAGGCCATTACGAAAAACGAGCGGTATCTAGCGGGTCATGTCTGGCATGTATAAGAGACGCCACGAAATCATGGGGGGAGCGTAATAAAGATCGGATGGCAGCATATACAAGGAAACACCGACAAAAGCGTTCGTCGGGGGAACACATGCCGGACAGTCGATTTAGTTTTACAGCGCTTCGGGTACAGGAAAAATTATCAGAAATTTCAAAAGGCCGCCTGAGGTTGGCCTCTGATGCTGTGGTAGCCGGCCACGCTATAAAATGTATTTGCCAAACCCACGGAGAGATAGAGCTGTGGTGGAATAACGTGCTCAGAGGGAAAGGGTGCCCGCAGTGCTCGTTCGCCAGTAGGCGATCAAACACAGATAAGTTCATAGAACAAGCAAAGGGGCTGCACGGGGAGCGATGGGACTACAGCGAAGTAAAATATACAAGAGCAAGTTTAAAAGTAAGCATACGCTGCCTAGTGCATGGCGAGTTTCTTCAGACGCCTAACAAACACCTAAGCGGACAAGGGTGCCCCAAATGCGCGGTAAACCCTAAATGGGAAGAGGCTATTTATAACTTTGTCAGGGGGCACAACTTTTATGCACTGCGATCAGCGCCGGTTCTCAACGGCAAGCACATAGACATCTATGTGCCAGAGATAAAACTCGGGGTGGAACTACACGGGCTGCGCTGGCACACAGAAGATAAACGTCACAAAAACTATCACCGCGAGAAGTGGAAAACCTCAGAAGCGCTCGGTATCCGACTTATCCAAGTGTTCGAAGACGAGTGGGCAAATAACAAAGAGGTCGTGCTGAATAGAATCAGAGCGGCTCTTGGGCTGGTGGAAGGTTTCAACGCCAGACAAACCCTACTGGGGGTTGTTCCAAGCCAAGAAGCGGCTGCGTTTTTTGACACCTACCACAGCCAAGGTAACACCCGGGCGAGCGTCGTGTACGGGCTGCGCCTTAACGGTGAGTGGGTTGCTATGGCGTCTTTCGGCAAAGCTCGAACCGGTGCAATGGTCGCTGGGGGCAACTCTGTTTGGGAAGTGATACGATACGCATCAAAGGGGCGAGTCCGCGGCGGGTTTAGCAAGCTATTCAAGAGGTTTATCGAGAACTACAAACCAGAAAAAGTAATCAGCTACTGTGACCTTCGTTATGGAACAGGCGCTCTTTACAAAGCTACCGGGTTCGAACTTGATGGAATTACTGATCCAGATTACTGGTGGGTCCCAGATGGAAAAATTGTCAGGGTGCCCCGGTACCAGACGCAAAAACACAAGATGCCGTCCCATCCCGTACTGAAAGATTTCTACGACCCGACGAAAACGGAAGTGGAGATATGCCACGCCGCCGGATGGTATCGTATTTATGGGGTGGGCCATCAGAGGTGGGTGTGGAAATCGACTTGACCGAAACGAACAAACGGTGTAGAAATAGCTATCCCCGGAACATTGTACGCGCTGCAGACCGACCGGGCGGACGACATGCAGACTGAAGCGCCCCTACTCGCATGTGAGGACAAATAAATGTCAAGAACGACTTTCTCAGGACCAGTCGCGTCCACTAATGGCTTCGAAGGCGATGTAACCGGCGATGTTACAGGGCTTGTCACTGTTCCAACCTATACTGTAGCCGGCGCACCTGCCGCCACTGGCCTTACCGGAGCCATTATCTATGTCTCTAATGGTGCTGCTGGTAACCCTATTCTTGCGTTTTCTGACGGTACAAACTGGAAGCGTTCAGATACCGGCGCAACGATTTCCGCGTCTTAAGGTGGTGAGCTATGGCTAAAGTAAAACTTGTTCCTCCAAGCGTAGCTGAGCTTAAAGCCCGTGGGCTTAATCCAGACGGTACTCCCATCGTCAAGGATACTCCGAAAGCTACGACGAAAAAAAACGGCGGCAAAGCGCGCTAAGGAGTAAGTCATGCAATATGATATTTGGGCTATAAACCCGGCTCCGGATGACGACATTCTGCGCGCAAACGCTTCGATTGCTGGGGCGGGCGCGCTGACGTTGCTTACTACGAGCGTGTCTCCTTACGGCACCGGCTACAAGCTGGCGATTACGTCTGCTGGGGATGACAGCGGTATTACGTTTACCGTCGTTGGGATCAAAGTGGGCGATTTGACTGGGGCCAATACCACGGAAGTGGTGACAGGTGCCAACGCCGGGGCGGCCACAACAACCAATTACTACACCTTGGTGTCTAGCATTACCGCAAGTGGTGCTTCCGCGGGCAACGTAAAGATTGGTTCAAGTGGTTCGCTCGCGCTTCCGCGTACGCGCATCAAGAGTTTCTACTTTGTGGGCGCTGCTAACGCTGGCTCTGTGAGTTTCAACCTTAACAGCCCCACTGGTGCGACACTGCTTAAGATCGACACCCCGGCGGGCTCGGGGGCATTCTCGGACAGCGTTACTATTCCCGGGGAAGGTATTTTGACAACGCGTAGCAACAGAACGGACTTTGCAGTGATGACACTCACGGAAGTGACTAATGTGACGGTGTTCTGTGGCTAATCGCGTAGATAAAGGGGCGATGCCCTGCAATAAACCAAAGCGCACTCCGACCCACCCGAAGAAGTCGCACGTTGTGAAGGCGTGTGAAAGTGGGAAAGAGAAAGTAATTCGTTTTGGGGAGCAGGGTGCCAAGACTGCGGGCAAACCAAAAGCCGGTGAGTCTGAGGCTATGAAAAAGAAACGAGCGTCTTTCAAAGCTCGCCATGCAAAGAACATTGCAAAAGGCAAAATGAGCGCTGCGTATTGGGCGGACAAGACGAAATGGTAGTAAAAACAGGTACTTAGCTATGCCATCTACGAGCAAGCGACAAAGAAAGTTCATGGCAGCCGCTGCGCATAATCCGAAGTTCGCAGCGAAAGCAGGCATTCCGGTGAGTGTCGCTAAAGAGTTCAACCGCGCCGACGTGCGCAAATCCAAGAGGGCCAAGAAATGAAGATGGACATGAAGATGGTGTCTCCCCGTAAGCGTATGGACATGGAAGGTTCCGGGCCCATGAAGAAGATGGCTATGGGTGGTTCTTGTGGCACGAAGAAGATGGCCAAGGGCGGCATGGCCCGTGGCGATGGTTGCTGCATGAAAGGTCACACGAAAGGCCGCATGGTGTAATACGAAATGGCGACTTCCGGCGCAACATCGTTCAATCTCGACTTCACCGAAATTGCGGAAGAAGCGTGGGAGCGTGCTGGCCGAGAAATGCGCTCCGGTTACGATCTGCGCACAGCGCGTCGCTCCATGAATCTGCTGACTATTGAGTGGCAGAACCGCGGCATCAACATGTGGACTATCGAGGAAGGCACGCTGAACTTGGCGCAAGGTGTTGCGACCTATGATTTGCCGGCCGATACCATTGATCTTCTCGAACATGTGGTTCGTACGGGGGCGGGCAACGTAAGCACGCAGTCCGACCTCAACATATCGAGAATCAGCGTCTCCACTTACTCCACGATCCCGAACAAGCTCACCCAAGGACGCCCAATTCAGCTATACATCGACCGTGCCCGTGACAACCCAACGGTGACGGTGTGGCCTGTTCCTGACCAAGGGACACTTCTCGCTCCATACTACGTTATGAAGTACTGGCGCATGAGGCGGATTCAAGATGCGGGCAGTGGCGTCCAGACACCGGATGTAAACTTCCGCTTCCTGCCCTGTCTAGTGGCCGGGTTAGCGTATTACATCGCCCAGAAGGTGCCCGAGCTGATGCCCCGAGTGCAGATGCTGCAGGCGGAATACGAGCGGCAGTTTGAGCTGGCGGCCGGCGAAGACCGAGAGAAGGCCCCTGTCAGATTCGTCCCGCGCATGTATTACACGAGGTAAGCCATGTCCAATAGGTTTGCTTCTGGGCAGCGGGCTCTTGCTATATGTGACGTGTGTGGGTTTCCATATAAGTTGCGCGAGCTGCGTAGCTTGATCGTAAAAGGAAGGGACACCAACGTAAAAGCTTGCCCTGAGTGTTGGAACCCGGATCAGCCGCAACTAAGCCTTGGTGAGTTTCCTGTAGATGACCCGCAGGCGCTGAGAAACCCGAGACCGGATTTCACGGAGTTTGCACAAGAGCGGGCGTTGCTGTTACCTGTTCAGGGGGCGGGAGCCGGCGGGGCAGTAGGGTACGTCAGAGTACAGATAACTTAGGAGACGAGACATGAAAGACAATACCAAAGCGCCGAAAGTGACGGTGATGCCGACTACGCCGACTGTGTATAAGGTCGAATGCTGTAACCAGCCGATGGATGTAAAAACTCGCGGGGTGAAGACCCGCGGCAACGGCGCCGCAACAAAGGGCACAATGGCCCGCGGGCCGATGGCGTAAGGAGTAGACCGTGAACTATAGCGACTGTGGCTACGTTTATGCGATAGTAAACACCGTAAACGGCAGCAAGTACATAGGCAGTACACTAAGTCCCAAAAGTCGCTGGGGCACGCACAAGCGTCTTTTGCGTAAGGGTAAGCACCATTCTTTTATATTACAGAAAGCGTGGCATAAGTACGGGGAAGCCGCATTCCGGTTTGATATTTTGTTGATTTGCGCTAAAAACATGAGAGTTTTTTACGAGAGCGCACTAATAAAACTTAGCCGCTATAATGTGATGAAGACGGGGGTATTTAAAGCCGTTTGTGGCAAAAAAATATCGCTGGCCCTGCGAGGCAAACCTAAAACAGCGGCCCATAAAAGCGCCATTTCTACCGGTAAAACGGGAACGGTTATGGATGAAAGCTTTAGGAACAAAGCCAAGCTGAGGCAGCTGGGGGTTAGCCCATCCGCGGAAACTCGCGCAAGACTGTCAGAAAGTTTAAAACGTGCGAGACGTGCAGAGGCTGATAAGAATAAAAAGACTTCGTTGTTGGTTTACGAGCAGTATAGGATAGGGGGACGGAGTGTGACCGAACTGTGCAAAAAACACGGGGTGTCAACCGCTGTGTTTTATAAAAATTGCACGGCTTTGGGGTTACCCTCAGTGAAACAAAAAGCTATGGACCAAGCGGTAGCTGAGATAAAAATACGCCTAAGCCAAGGGGCCACATTGGCGGCAGCGTGCGCCGAGCTAGGCTTTAGCCCTAGGGCGATGTCCCCTGTTTTACTTAGAAGGGCTAATCATGGCTGACTACGCAACGTTGTGTAATCAAGTGCAGGACATCTGCGAACAGACTTTTACGTCTGACCAGTTGTCTATGTTTTTTAGAAACGCAGAGCAAAAAATATACACGACCGTGGACCTGCCGGCGTTTCGAAAGAACCAGACGGGCTCGCTGACCTCCGGCAACAAGTACTTGGCGATGCCAACCGGTATGCTGTACGTCTACTCGCTGGCGGTGATCGACGCTGACGGCGACTACGAGTACTTGCTCAACAAGGATGTGAACTTTATCCGAGAGGCATACCCGGGCCCCAGTGACACCGGCAAACCCAAGCACTACGCGGTGTTTGACCAGAACACGTTTATTCTCGGGCCGACGCCTGATGCTAACTATGAGTCAGAAATTCACTTTTCTTACTACCCTGAATCGATTGTTACCGCAG